TGTCTTTGAATCTTTTCTTAAAAAACTGTAGTTTTATAAATAGTAATTGACACTTTCCGTTTAAGATAAGTGTAATTATTGCAATAATAACAACAAAAACTATTGAGGAGATAGAACAATGGCTGATAATAACGTGGCAGATTTGCCAAAGAAAAATGCAGCTCCAGCTGAACCAGCTAAATCGCTAAAAGCGACTGTACAGCAAGTAATTTCTAAAGCAGTTACTTCACCTACAGATGCTAAAATAGATTTCGCACAAGGGGTTAATCACATTACTGGTGACCCACAACAAAAAAGTGCAGGTCAAGCTGATGCTATGCAATCTCTAAAAGCTGAAAAAGAAGCAGATAAAGAAAAAGAAGAAATCAAAGCTGCTTACGAAGCTGACGAGAAAAAAGACGAAAAAGAAAAAGAAGATATGAAAGAGGCAGAATACGCTGATAAAAAAGATGATGAGAAAAAAGAAGTGAAAGAAGGCGAAATGCCAGCTGGTCTTAAAAAGTACTTAGACAAAAAGAATGGTAAAGAAGATGAAAAGTCTGAAGAAAAAGAAGACGAGAAGAAAAAAGATATGAAAGAAGCTGAAGACAAAGAAGATAAGAAAAAAGACGAAAAAGAAATGTCTGAAGCTGAAGATAAAGAAGACAAGAAAGAAAAAGAAGTTTCTGAATCTGAAGATAAAGAAAAAGAAATGAAAAAAGAAACAGCTAAAGATAAAGTTAAAGATATGGATATGAAAGAAGACGTTGCTGCTTTAACTGATGGTGAAGACTTATCAGAAGAATTTAAAGCAAAAGCGGCTACTATTTTCGAAGCTGCTGTTAAAGCAAAACTTGTCGAAGAAATTGAGAAATTAGAAAGTGAATACGACACTAAGGTTGCAGAAAAAGTTGAAGAAACTAAATCTGAAATCGTAGAAAAAGTTGACGCTTATCTAAACTATGTTGTCAAAGAGTGGATGAAAGATAACGAATTGGCAATAGAAAAAGGTTTAAGAGCCGAGATTACTGAAGATTTTATCGGTGGTCTTAAAAACTTATTTGAGTCTCACTACATTAATGTTCCACAAGAGAAGTATGATGTAATTGAGAATCAAGCTGCTGAGATAGTTAAGTTAAAAGAAGAAGTTAACAAAACTATTGAAAAGAACGTTGAGTTAAATCAAAGAATTAGTGAATTTGCTAGAGAAGACATTATCAATGATGTGTCATCTGATTTAGCGGTTACTGAATCTGAAAAACTTAAAGGTTTAGCAGAAAGTATTGAATATAAAGACGCTGACAGTTTTAGAAAAAGTGTTGAGACATTAAAAAACTCATACTTCCCTAAAGCAAAAGCGAGTGACGAATCTAATGAAGTAGCAGAAAACAATGCTGGTTTAGGCAACTTGTCTGAATCAATGGCTGCATATACTGCTGCAATTAGTAAAACAAAAAAGAATCCTTATATAAAGTAAGGGTTTAGTTAATTAACTAAAAAAAAAGGAGAGATAGAAAATGTTTTTATCTGAATCAATACAACAAAAGTGGCAGCCCGTTTTAGAACATCCTGATCTTCCAAAAATCACGGATGCTTATAAAAGAGCCGTTACTTCAATGGTACTAGAGAACCAAGAAAAAGCGCTAAGAGAAGACGCTGCTTTCTTATCAGAAGCTGCACCTGCTAACGCAACTGGTTCATCAGTACAAAACTGGAATCCTATTTTAATTAGCTTAGTTAGAAGAGCAATGCCTAACCTTATCGCATATGATATCGCAGGCGTTCAACCAATGTCAGGCCCTACAGGCTTGATTTTCGCTATGAGAAGCAGATATGCGTCTCAAACTGGCGGTGAAGCTCTATTTGACGAAGCTGATACAGATTTCTCAGGCAGAAATGCTGCAGGATCATCTGTTGCAAATAAAACAGGAGTAGCACAAGCTGGAACTAACCCAGCTGTACTTAACGACTCACCTGCAGGTTCTTATACTGCTGGTAGTGCTATGACTACTGACTATGCTGAAGCACTAGGCGATGCGTCTGGTAATGCTTTTGCTGAAATGGCATTCTCAATTGAGAAATCAACTGTGACTGCTAAGTCAAGAGCTCTAAAAGCTGAGTACACAATGGAATTAGCACAAGACCTTAAAGCAATCCACGGCTTAGATGCTGAAACTGAATTATCAAACATCTTATCTGCTGAAATCCTTGCGGAAATCAATAGAGAAGTTGTAAGATCAGTTTACATTGGATCTGAAAAAGGTGCTCAAACTAATACAACAACTGCAGGTATCTTTGACCTAGATACAGACTCTAACGGTAGATGGTCTGTTGAAAGATTTAAAGGCCTAATGTTCCAATTAGAGAGAGACGCTAACGTTATTGCACAAAGAACAAGAAGAGGAAAAGGTAATATGATTATCTGTTCATCTGATGTTGCTTCTGCATTACAAATGGCTGGTGTTTTAGATTACACTCCTGCGTTAAGCAACAACTTAAACGTTGATGACTCAGGCAACACATTTGCTGGTGTATTAAATGGTAAATTTAAAGTTTACATTGATCCATATTCAGCAAATACAGCTGCTAAACAATACTTTGTAGTAGGTTACAAAGGTACTTCACCATATGACGCTGGTATATTCTACTGCCCATATGTACCTCTACAAATGGTAAGAGCAGTTGGCCAAGACAACTTCCAACCAAAAATTGGATTCAAAACTAGATACGGTCTAGTAGCGAACCCATTTGCTGGTGCAAGTGCGTCTTCAGCTATTACTGCTGATGGCTTAACAGCTGCTAATGCAAACAGATATTACAGAAAAGTTCAAGTAACTAACTTGATGTAATATTTCGTAAACGAATTAAAAGGGC